ACCACCACCTCCGCCGGCTCTAGTTGTAGGAGAGCCATCGATTGATGAAGTTGCACCATTGCCACCTGGACCGCCAAAAGCACCTCCAGCATTACCGGCACTTCCAGCACCTCCGCCTCCACCGCCAGCTCTACAGTTTCCACCAGGGGAAACACCAGCGCCAGGATTTCCTTGAGGAGGACTTACGGGAGGAGAATTACCTGTTCCTCCTGTAGAAGCATCGCCAAAGTTTGATTTGAGTCCACCGCCTCCACCAGAGCCACCAGAACCACCGTCAACTGTACCAGAAAATCTTTGACCACCACCTCCTACGCCACCTCCTGCAGATGTAATAGATGAGAAAACAGAATTTGAACCAACATTACCTCCTCTGGTTGGATGTTCTGTTGGAGGACCACCTACAGCAGCTCCACCAGCTCCTACAGTAATAGGGTATGCTTGTGCGCTAACAGGTAGACCACCTGATGCAGGGTTTGGAAAACTTTCTCTATAACCACCCGCTCCACCACCACCAGCACCGTAGGCAAATACTGGTTCACGAGAACCTCTAAAAAGTGCTGCACCTTGACCTCCACTCGCACCACCAGCAATAACTAGATAGTCAACAGTATTTGATCCTGCTGCATTACCTCCTTGAGTAACTTCAAAAGTTCCTGATGAATTAAAAGTGTGAATTTTAAAATCTCCTGAAGTAGTAATTGTTCCACCAGTAGCGACAATAAACTGTGCGTTTGATTTTCCTTGTAGATTTGACATAGCAATTGCACCTGAGGGAACCTCTGCTAAGGCTCTTACAGGAGCTGCATTCATATTGATTTGAGTACCGGGGGAAATATCTAATTCGGTATTGACGTCGTCAAGGCTAATTTGACCTGAGGGTGTAGTCATACTTTATTCTCCCTTCTTGAGGTCATTAACTTGTAGTTGTAAATCCTTTACGCATTCGATTAATAGAGCACAAAGTCTATCATATTTGACGGCTTTAACTCCGTCAGGTCTTGTGCCTACGACCTCAGGTAAAACTTTTTCAACATCTTGAGCTATGACACCTACATCTGTTTTACGAACAAAATAACCATCTTCTCCACCTTTGGAATCAATAAATTCTTGTTTCCAATCAAAAAGCACACCATTAAGATTTTGCACTTTATCCATAGGTGAAGATATGTTGTGAATATTTTCTTTTAATGCTACATCAGAAGAATAGAAAGCAGTGATATCGTTTGTAGCTCTAATCTCACCAGTTGTTCCTGATGCCGCTGTACCCACGCCAAAAGAATCAAACTGAACATCATCTGTTGTGCCTAAGCCTGCACTTGTTCTTGCAGTTGCTCCAGTTTCTAAAACAAAATTAGCACCATCACCAACAATAAAACCACCATTAGTAACAGCGAGACCTGCAACATCTTGAAGTTGTGCGTCTAATCTAGCGTTTGGAACTGTGCCTGAACCTAAGTTTGATGCGTTTAAATTTGTTAAGTTAGCACCTGATACTGCGGGTAAAGTTCCTGTTTGTGATCCTAAATCTGTTGTGGAAGAAATTTCTACATTATAATTCGATGCACCATCACAATACACAGATGTTTTAGCACCTTGTGTAATTGCAACACCATTAGCATCATGTCCTGTAGCTGAAATTTTTAAAGCATGAGAGCCTGATGTATTATTAAAAAAAGTATAATGACTCTCTGTAGCAGGTATAAATACTGAAATAGCACCAGTCAAAGCTCCTGTAAGCTCAATGACTCTATTTGATGCTTCGGCTGCTGGATCTGCATTTGCTGTAGTTAACGTGATATTAGCAGAACCTGCAACTGATTTTGATAAATAACCCGCTCCAAAGGCGTCTAATACGTCTAAATTATTATTAGTATTAGTACCCCATGTATTGGCGTTTGCGCCAGTGGCCATTTTTTCTAGCTTAAAATTACTTGAGTATGTACTTGCCATGTTTTTACCTCACTAAAATATATCTTTTTTTGTTATTCAAGCAACACTTTTTATGCTGCGCTTACCTCTGTCCAAGTATTACTTGCACCTGTCACAACGTTTGCCCAAGGTGTACATAAAGGAGTACCTAATGATAAAGTCATATCAAGACCTGTAACATTTACAAGTGCTCCTGCTTGCTGGTCGGGTGTGCCTTGTGCAAAACTCATAGCAACTGTAGAGACACTTACAGTTATACCAGTTCCTACCTCAACAGTTTCAGTGCCTAAGGCAAATGAAGATGTTAAACTACCTAAAGTGACTAGAGCGTCTGCCTCTACAGTAGGGTTACCTAACGTGGCAGTCATAGTGACTGGAACAGGATCTATCTGTGTAAAGATATCTATGACAGGAGTTCCAATAGCAAAATCTAATTGATCAGACGGCGCTATAACTGCAACACTACCCTCACCTGATACGGTTGCTCCTGATAGTGCAACACCTACAGATAAGCTGTCTAGTGTTATTAAGTTTGTTCCTGTTTGTGATGTAGTGCCTAAAGCACCTGTCATTTCAAGACCGGTTACAGAAACTATAACACCTGTTCCTACCTCTTGAGTTGTAGTACCTAATGTCGTAGACATCGTAACGCCTGTGACGTCAGTAATAAACTCTATATTCTCGTTCCAGGCAAAAGATCCCCATGTAGATCTTCCCCAACCTGCATCAACCGTTCCTGACGCAGACTCAGTGCCTACACCAAATGAAGTAGATAAACTACCAAGAGTGACACCTGCTCCCTCTTCAATACTAACACTACCTAAATTAAATTGAGATGTAACACCTGTAACGGAGACTACGTGTTCAGGTTCTCCTGTTGCTGTTCCTAAAGCTGAAGTTGTTTGAAGTGAATCTAATGTGACTACAGAATCTGCTTCAACAGTTTCTGTTCCAATAGCTGTTGTAGTCGATAACCCAGTAACAGATACTGTGATCGAGCTTTGTTGGCCCCAAAAGCCTTGCCCCCATGTACCTTCACCCCAAGCATCTGCCATGGTAATGACTCCTTATATTAAGATAGTCTTAATATAGCACTGTCTTTATCGTTGGTTGGGAATGCGATTGTGAATGTACCGTTTGTTGATGTTTTTACACTTCCGAAATCAAGAACTGCGATTGCTGCATTAGTAGCACTTGATGATCTATTGTAGATCAATGCTGCTTGTGCAGAAATTGTTGCTGATGTAAAACTTGCGTTTGCAAAGTCGACAAATGCTGTTGATGCTGTAACGCTAGTCGCTGTTAATCCAACAGTAGCGCCTGTTAAAGTTGCACCGCCTGCTGCATATGTTCCTGAATTACCTACTTCATTGGTTGCAGAGTAGGCTGTTGTGTTTCCGTTTAAAGTTGCAGAATCTGTATAAAGGGCAAGATTGATAGTGTCATTATCAATGTC